ATGCTTATGCACAGATAGACGGTATGTATAACTGGCCTAACTCTCATGAAGGTGACTTGTTAAAGCAAGCATATAAAGAAATAACAGAATTGGAAGATGCTCTGTTACGTATCCGCAACATTGCGAATGCTCTTCCACAGAATAAAGCAATCCTAAGAATATTAAAGGAGGTCTTGTAATGAAGGATGAAAATGGATGGTTGTTGTACGTCATATCGGGGGAGACTGATAAAGAATATATCATCCGAACCTTGTATGCAGAAAGCCTTGAACACGCAGAATATAGATATAGAGGACTTGAATCTGAGTCTACTTGTCTAAACGTAGATCTGCTAACTAGGCCCACGGCAGATGACTACGGTGTGTTCTTTGCCAACTGTGAACAGCTCTGCATTAATCAAAAGGATATAGTGTAATGGATATTAAAGATGTAAAAGACCTACGTAATATCACACTAACAAAGGAAGAGTACGTAAAGCTAGGTAAGATCAATAAGTACCTGACCTATATGCCCTTAGACTTCTGGCGTACAAAGGAAGCCACACGTTATATTATTGAAGAATCTGTAGAGGTGGAGAAGTAATGAACAAGAAAAGACTAACAAATGCTGATAGGACTAACCGTGCTAAACTTTCTTATCAACAAGGGTTCAGTAAAGAAGGTGCTGCATTATTGGCGAGGCCTTGGATAAAGCCTGAACCACCTGAACAGTTTACTGACTTCACCCTAGCAAGTTTTATTAAATCATCAGAAGGATATGACAATGGTTAACCTATTTAAAGATCTAAGCTATGCACTAAGCGGTGACATGTTCAATACTAATGAACCCGAAACATTCACGATGCCTGAGGGTGATCATGTTGCTACGGTTAAACGCTCCCAGCACCATGAGTATGGAGCATGTACTATTTATAAAATGTACGATCAATATGTATACATCTATGACAACCACCCACAGTTCATCTCGTTCCATACAAGTGCTGATACTTTTGAAGAGGATAACCTATGAGAACTATTATTCATGTAAATCAACATAACATTAAGGCCAACGCCAAAGGTGCTAAGGTTCCCGTGTTAACTGTTAAGGACTATAAAACTAATCGTAAAGTAAACAGGGCAGACGTAGTAGACGAACACGGTAAGATAGTTGCTACTGTAGTCTACTCGCCTGATAAACCTTTGTCATGTGGTGCTAAGGTTTGGATTGAAACGCAACTGGAGGTTATTACAGATGACAAAGATTAATCTTAATTTTGAATTTGATGATGATGATGGTATAGAAACAAGTGAAGATTTCATGCTGTACCTTTTAGATTTATTAACAGAGGGACATCTCCTTCCTGTAGTTGATCAAGCATTTGAGAATCAACGTGCAACATATCATTGATTTATGCAATCATGTAATGGTATACTCTGATGTATATCATGGTCGCCATCAACCACCTGATGATCTTATGGAGGACATGAGGTATTTAGTACATCAACATGGCGAAGAGTTTTGTATATCTTTTCTTACTAATTATTTTAAATTGGAGGAACATAATGAGTGACACTGGGTTTGATACTATTCAAATTAAGATTGATGATTGGTGGTGTCAATTGTTCGCACTACGTATAGGTGCGCCACCCCCTAGTAAGAAAACAAAGCTTAAGTTTATTGTATTTGCAGAATCATATATGGAGGTATCAGGAGCAACTAATATATCCGACGAAGAACTCAGTATATTATTTTCAGAATTTATAGAAGATCTTGGTTCATGGTAGCGTCATCACGCTTGACAGCTTTCTGGACTTGTGATAAAGTAAACCCACCAAAAACGAACGGAGTACTAAAATGGTAATTGAAGGCATCGCATATTGGGCCAGTGTAACTACCCCCAATACAACTTACGAGCCATGTTACACTGTGAATCTCGTAATCCCTGAAGATAAAGCAGCCGCTTTCCGTGATGAAGGACACAAGGTTATAGACAAAGATGAAGGCCCAACTATTATTATTAAACGTAAAGTTAATGGCCCGAACGGTATGATTCGTAACCCTCCTATCTTGATGGATTCTTCCCGTGCGGCAGTAGATACTAGGGTAGGCAACGGCTCTAAGGTTAAGGTTCAGTATAAGCCTTGGGAAGTTAGCCGTAATGGTACTACTTACAAAGGTCTAGACTTTCAAGGTATGCAGGTACTGAACTTAGTATCATTTAGTTTGGACGGTGATGAGTTTGACATTGAAGAAGAAGAGGAGATTGATGAACTATGAGTGAAGAAGAAAAAGCAACCATCACGGTAGGTGAAAATACTTATGACTTTGATGATATTTCTCAGACAGGGCAGATACTAGTGCGCCACATCACTTCTATAAGAAAGGATCTAGAGGCGGTGGAGTATCGTGTTATGGTCTTAAAGGCGGCTGAAATTAAACTCACTGAACAGCTCAATGCTGTACTTACAGAGTCTTGAATGTAAGCTGTATCATGTACTAAACTAAAGGGGCTATAATGGCCCCTTATTTTTTGAGGAGAAAAATGTATGGGATTTGTTAGATATCATGAGCCGTGTCCACTCTGTCAGAGTAGTGACGCAGCCAGTGTTAACGAAGATGGATCTGCATATTGCTTTAGCTGCTATAAACATATAGCAAATTATGAAAACTCAGAGGCTCCAATAGTGAAAGATTTTGTAGAGTACAAAAATAATTCTATGAATACTAACGAAGGTTCGTTTCAAGATTTAACTGATCGTAAAATCAGTTTGGGTACTGCTCGTAAGTATGGGGTGAAGGCTACTATTAACCATGACGGGGTGATTCAAACACATTCATACCCTTACTATATCGCCAATGAAATTGTAGGTACGAAGATACGCAACTGCACTACTAAAGATTTCACATGGCGTGGATCACCTAAAGGTACAATGTTATTCGGACAACAGGTGGCTCAGACTAGTGGTAAGTATATTACTCTAGTAGAGGGTGAGTGTGATGCAATGGCTGCATACGAATTGATGGGTTCTAAGTGGCCTGTAGTATCGGTAAAGAATGGTGCTGGCGGGGCTGTGAAAGATGCCAAAGAAAACCTTGAGTTTCTAGAATCTTTTGACTGTGTAGTAATTAGCTTTGATAACGATAAGGTTGGACAGGAGTCAGCACAGAAAGTTGCTAGATTATTTAAGCCGGGTAAAAGTAAAATAGTACAGTTGCCTGAAGAGTTTAAAGATGCCAATGATATGCTTAGGAAGAATCGTGGCGCGGCATTCATGTCAGCTTGGTGGGCAGCGAAGACTTATACCCCCGCAGGTGTTCTTGACATGACTGATATGGAGGAGGAGTTCTTTACTGATAACGAAAAAGAATCTATTCCCTATCCTTGGCAGGGCTTAAACGAAAAGCTTTACGGCCTGAGGCAAGGTGAGCTAGTCACTATCACTGGTGGTACAGGCTTAGGTAAGTCTAGTGTTACCCGTGAGTTAGAACACTGGATACTTAAGACAACCAAAGATAGCTTAGGAATCTTAGCACTGGAGGAAAACTGGAAGCGTACAATGTATGGCTTACTTTCTATTGAGGCCGACAAGAGGTTGTTTGTAAAACAAATTAGAGATGAGTTATCTAAAGAGCAGCAACAAGAATACTATCACAATCTCTGTAAGGGTGAGAACGAAGGTAGATTGATTATACATTCTCACTTAGGTGTTCAGGACATCGACGAAATATTCTCCAAGTTAAGGTACATGATCATTGGTCGTGATTGTAAGTGGGTTATTATTGATCACTTAGGAATGATGACTTCGGCACTCGCTGAAGGTGATGAGCGTAGAGCCATTGATAATATTATGACTCGCCTTAGATCCCTAGTAGAAGAGACAGGGGCTGGAGTTATTCTGGTATCCCACCTACGGAGGATCGAAGGTAACAAGGGGCATGAACAAGGCGTTGAAGTATCTATGTCACACCTTAGAGGTTCGAATGGTATCGGTCAGATATCAGATTGTGTGATTGCCCTTGAGCGTAACCAACAATCTGATGACCCTATTGAAGCATCAACGACACGTATGAGAATACTTAAGTCTAGATATACTGGAGAGGTGGGCTTGGCAGGACACTTGCTTTATGATAAAGAGACAGGTAGACTCACTGAAACCTTCAGAGAAGCTCACGAGGAAGTAGAACTTTGAAAAGAGAACTGGTTTTCGATATAGAAACAGATGGCTTAGTTTCTACTTGTGTCTGGTGTATATGTGCAATAGATATAAACACCGGAGAAGAGTTTACATTTGGCCCCGATGAATTGAAGGAAGGCTATGCTTTCCTACACTCTGCTGATAAGTTAGTGGGGCATAATATAATTGGCTTTGATATACCTGTAGTTGAGAAGTTCTCTCGTTTGTCTCTACAGCATATTAAGTTAGTTGATACCCTTGTACTTTCAAGATTGTTTAATCCTGTAAGAGAGGGAGGACACGGCCTAGAAAGATGGGGCTATGCATTAGGCGATCACAAGATTGATTTCCATGAGTATGATGTTTACTCTCAAGAAATGCTAGACTATTGTATGCAAGATGTTCGGCTGAACTTAAAAGTATTTAATGCTTTGAAGCGGGAGAGTAAAGGCTTTAGTCCAGAGAGTGTACATATTGAGATGGAAACATTTAAAATTATATGTACTCAGAGAGAGACAGGCTTCATGCTGGACATACCTAAGGCTGAGAAATTATTATCAGAGCTTAATGGTAAGATGGCGGAGGCAGAAGACAAAGTACATGCTAGGTTTGTACCTAAGAGCGAGCGTATATTTATTACTGCTTTGTATAATAAAGACAACGCCTTATCTAAGAAAGGAAGGTTGAAGGATGGTAGGGGGACAAGACTTACTGACTCGGAATACATTGAGATCGAAAAGAGTGTGAAAGCTGGTAGCCTTGGGATATACAGAGATATAATTAGGAAGGACTTTAATCTAGGCTCACGTAAGCAGATAGGTGAATACCTTATTTATTTCGGTTGGAAACCTAAGGCATTCACACCTACTGGTCAACCACAGGTAGATGAGAAGATACTTTCTAGAGTAAAAGATATACCCGAAGCAGGTATGATAGCTGACTACCTTATGTACCAGAAGAGAATAGCACAGATAATGTCTTGGCTAGATAAGTGTGAAGATGATTCCAGAGTGCGAGGGTTTGTAAACAGTAACGGTACTATCACAGGTCGTATGACCCACAACAGCCCTAACCTAGCACAGGTTCCTAACAGTAAGTCTCCTTATGGTACAGAGTGTCGAGCCTGTTGGATAGTACCTAAGGATCGTAAGCTGGTGGGTATTGATGCTTCGGGGCTGGAACTTAGAATGTTAGCTCACTATTTAAATGACGAGGGGTATACAAATGAAATCCTTAACGGAGACATACACACCGCTAATCAAAAACTTGCGGGACTTGAATCAAGAAATCAGGCTAAGACATTCATCTATGCCCTCCTCTACGGAGCAGG